ACATCTGATAAATACAGCGAAAGCCAATGCGATACACAGTTTAATTATTGCGCCCGTGAAAAAAACAAAGGTATAACCGTTGGAACCTTTTACTACCTACTTAAACAGCATGGCATCGAACTGCCAAAAGAAAATAAACGGGCGGTGCAGGTTGCGGCAATGGGGAAAAAGAACGGGCGAAGTAGCGAAGGTATAGCAAAGCAGTTGGTAGAAATGGAAAACATATCCGAAAGCGATGCCGCAATAATCACAGCCGAAGTAATGAAGCGTGAAGATATTGAGGTAAATAAGTTAGCCAAAACACCTGAAGAACTTATCCCGGCTTTGATAGATTGGATAATGTTAAACCATCCTATCCGTATTAATAGCATAACTAAGATGATTGAGGAGGCAGGAACGGAGGTGAAAAAAGAACGTCTTAACACTATCTATCTTCGAGGGCGTATGTTCTTTAATTCAAAGGACGTTACAAAAGACTTAATCGAATCAGTAATCTTTTCAGACCACATTCAAATATTTAATCCAATAACGGAATACATCGAACGTAACCGCCACCGAACGAATAGCGGGCAGATAGACGCGCTAATTGATACGATTGAAACAGATACACCATGCGCCAATATTTATATCCGTAAATGGCTAATTGGTTTAATCGCTGCTTATGACGGCATCCCGGTGCGCTCGGTCCTTTCTTTGGTAGGTGGGCAAAACACAGGCAAAACAGAATGGTTTCGGAGGTTGCTACCTTCAGCACTTAAAAGATATTATGCCGAAAGTAAACTTGACCGCGAAAAGGACGATGAAATTCTCATGTGTCAAAAGTTGATACTTATGGATGATGAAATGGGAGGAAAGACCCGTAATGATGAAAAGCGATTTAAAGACCTCACATCGAAACATACCTTCTCACTTCGCGCTCCTTACGGTAAATATAATGAGGACTTTAAGCGCCTGGCAGTGCTTTGCGGAACATCGAACGAAGTTGATATTATAAACGACCCGACTGGAAACACCCGTATTTTACCAGTCAACGTCCTACATATTCACCACGATAGATATAACGCTATTGATAAGGATGAATTGTTTATGGAAATTGTCAGAGCGTATGAATCGGGCGAAGAATGGCAGTTATCGAAATCGGAACTTGCCGAACTGTCAAACGCTAACTTGGTATTTGAAAAAATGCCTTTTGAACGCGAGTTGATTGCCCAGTTCTTTAAAGCAGAATCGCAGGGAGCAGGATATGTTGAACATTTAACAGCTACTCAAATTAAAACTTACATCGAAAATTCGACCCATCAGAAGATAATTAACATGACTAGGTTTGGCATCGAACTGAAATTTATTTTGGGTGAATGTAAATTGACGCGCATAAACGGAGTAGTTGGAAAATTCTATTCCTGTATTAAAATTGATACACTAAATGCGCAAACCATTGATAATCAGCCTGACCCGTTTTAAGTGTAACGGGTGTAACGGGTGTAACCGCTACTTTTTAGAGTTACTAAATAAATAATGATGTGTGTGCCAATAATAAATAATGATGTGTGTGTGTATTATATAAAACTTTTGAATAGAAAACTAGTTACACCCGTTACAAATGCCCGTTTTTCATAGTGTAACGACTAGAATTTTAGACACCCGTTACAACCAGTTACACCCGTTACAAAAAACTCAACCAAAATATGCTACATTTAAGACCATACCAACAAGAAGCGATTTCCGATTTGCGCGAATCTTTTAAGAACGGACATCGAAGAATCATTTTAGCACTACCAACAGGAGCCGGGAAAACAGTAGTGTTTTCTGAAATGGTGCGAATGGCAGCCGACAAAGGAACGCGCACCCTAATTTTGACCGACCGGGTAGAACTATTTGAGCAAACATTCAAAGCATTACAGCGGCATTCTATCCCGATTCAAATAGTAAATGCAAATACAGCCTCAATAGACCAACGAGCAATAGTTACAGTAGCCATGATTGAAACGCTACACAGACGCGGCTATAATGTATATCCTGATTTGATAATCATTGACGAAGCACATAAAGGAAATTTTACAAAGCTAATCGACACACACCCGGCCGCGAGAGTAATCGGAGCAACAGCAACACCAATAGGAAAGCACATTCCGAAATACTACTCCGAAATAATACAGACAATAGACACACCTGAACTGGTTGGACAGGGTTATTTGTGCGAATGTAAAGCATTCCAAATGGTAGATGATTTTTCAGACCTAACAATTAAGGGAAAAGAATATACAGACGAATCGCTCTTTAACCACTTCAATAAGCGGAAACTTTACAGCGGAGTTGTAACTGAATGGCAGAAGCGCACACCGAATAAAAAGACTATTGTTTTTAACGTGAACATCGAACACAGCGATGCAATGGCGAAGGAGTTTAACGAACAAGGAATAGTTAGCGAATCTATTACATCAAAAACCCCGAAAGCAGAACGGGAGCGCATACTTTCCGCATTCTCAAAAGGTTTATTCCCTGTCCTAAATAATTGCGGAATACTTACTACCGGATATGATGAGCCTAGTATCGAATGTGTAATCATGAATCGGAAAACACTTTCACTACCTTTATTCCTGCAATGTTTGGGGAGGGGTTCGCGCCCTTACGCCCAAAAAACACACTTCACCGTTTTAGATTTTGGAATGAACCATGACCAACATGGAATGTGGAATGAACCGCGTGAATGGAGCCTAAAGGAAAAGAAGAAAAAAAAAGAAGGTGCAGCACCTGTAAAAACTTGCCCTTCATGTGAGGCTATGTTATACGCTACGGCTAAAGTATGTAAGTTTTGTGGACTTGTATTTGAGCAGAAAGAAGCACCAGTTATTGAAGGTGTAATGATTGAAGTAGTGCCAAAAAAATTTATAGGGAAGAAATTTACTCAGCTCACTTTGCCGGAACTTGTGGAACTCCAAAAGACAAAGAAGTATAAAGCATCGTATATTTGGCGTGTTGTTAGAAGTAAAGGACGTGAAGCATTAAAAGAATACGCCTCACTTATGGCATATTCAAGCGGGTGGATTTATAGACAGGAGGCACTTTTAGGAGATTCAAAATTCAATGACTATGCAATCAGAGGCTAATCTTCAGAGCAAATGTATCATGTGGTTTAGGAATAATTACAGCCGAGTTACATGCAACCCTAAGTGTGTAATTTTCAGCGTCCCAAATGAGAACAACTATCACAAAACAAATACCGGTGTATTGTCCGGTGTAAGCGATACTGTTGCTATCTTACCGAATCGGGTTATCTTCATTGAGTTTAAAACGGAAACTGGAATACAAAGCGATAAGCAAAAAAAGTTTCAAAATGAAGTTGAGGCTTTAGGGCTCGAATATTTTTTAGTTCGTAGCGAATCGGAATTTATTCGTATTTTTGAGGCGTCTAAATTAGACACTTTTAGATGAAAGGGAAAAAAACAGGTGGGCGCGTAAAGGGTTCAATAAACGAATCAACTAAGCAACTTAAAACAGTTAAGGAGGTTGTGTTAAATACTTTTTTGAAGCGCGAAGAAACACAAGAAACATCTTTAGAGGCTTTCGCTGAAGAATATCCTAAAGAGTTCTACAACATCGCTGCTAAGTTAATTCAAATGGAGGTTAAAGCCGTAGTTGAAGTAATTAAATCTGAACTCCCTCCATTTATGAAATCGAATGAAAGCGAATCCTAATTTCGACTACCTACATGAAAAGATAGGGAGCCAACGTGTAACGCTTTTGCAGGGCGGAACTCGTAGCGGGAAAACGTATTCCACCGTTTACTTTCTAATTGATTACTGCCTATTATACACAGGCATGGAAATAGACATTGTGCGCGATACTTTCACAGCTTTAAAGGCTACCGCGTGGAAGGATTTCATGGATGTGTTAATGGCTTGCAATCTTTACGATGAACGCAACCACAACAAGACAGACCATTCCTACACACTGAACGGAAACACGATAAGCTATTACGGAGCAGATACACCCGACAAGATACACGGTAGGTCGCGCGATATCCTTTGGATTAACGAGGCGCACCAGTTCCCTCGTCAAACAATCGAACAGCTATTCCCGCGAACAAGGTATCGTATAATTTGCGACTATAACCCTGCACTAGGGCAAGAACATTGGCTCGATAGTTACATAACCAAATACCCCCCGTTAATCACTACCTACAATGACAATCCCTATCTAACATTTGAGCAGGTGGAAGACATCGAAAGCAGGAGGGGTAATCAATACTGGTGGGCTATTTATGGCAGTGGCGAACGTGCAGCTCGTGAAGGTGCTATCTTTACTAATTGGGAGGTTGGAGCGTTTGATACTTCACTACCCTATTGTTACGGTCAGGATTACGGATTTAGTATAGACCCAACTACACTAATTAAGGTTGCGGTGGATAGGGTGCATAAAAAGGTTTACTGCCATGAGTTGCTATATTCAACTAACAGTATGGGAACCGATGCGATACATGAGGCGAACACCAAGCTAATTGAGCGACCTAATGATTTGATAGTTGCGGACAGTGCTGAGGCTCGTTTGATTTCCGACCTTGCAAGGAAAGGTTTAAACATTGTAGCATGCACCAAAGGAGCGGGGAGTATTCAAGCCGGGATAACAGCACTGCAAGATTTTAAGTTAGTGGTTACGGATAGCAGCGCAAACATGAAATCTGAATTAAGTAACTATATTTGGAACGACAAAAAGGCGGGGATACCAGTTGATGCTGTCAATCACTTGATAGACCCGTTACGATATTCATTCAATCATTTAAACACAGTTCCCCGTTCTCACATGCGCGCGGTTGGCAGAAATTACATACCATGATAACCATTAAAATAAATGAGGCTGAATATAACCTCCGTTCAAATTGGAACGAAGTAACGTTCAAAGGCTATTGCGAGATTGTGGAGGCTAAGAATAAACCATTACTCGAAAGGTTGGCTGTCTATTCCAGTATGCCTATTGAGTTAATCAGTGCGCTATCATTACAGCAACTTACAACGGTTAGCGATGTGGTGGGCTATCTTGAAGACTTTGAAACGGTTAGCGCGTTCTGTGTGGGTTATGAGAGCGATTTGAATATAGGGGAGCAAGAGTATTGGAAGGTTGAAAAGGCAAAGCAATTACTCAAAGGCAAAACATATCCTATAACTGTTGCGGCTGAAATCATAGAACTATACACAGGTGACAAAGACGGTGAAGGTGGAAAGAAAGTAAATGATTTACCAGTTACCGAAGTTATCGGTATGGCTAGTTTTTTTTTGTCTGCCTTTCAAACTTCTTTGAGCGGTTCAAACGGCTAAACGAATACGAGCCGGACGATGATGACATCGAGGCGGGCATCGAACGGCTATCTAACTTAGCTCCGTTCGGAACTCCCCTAACATTGGCAAGGAAAACAAACATGACACCGGAGCAAATCCTTATGCGACCTGCTGAGGAGGTTTACATGATACTTCTCTATGACTTTGAACAATCTCAATTCGAAAAGAACCTACGCAAAATTAAGGAGGATAACCATGCGATTATGAACCGCAAATAAAGTTATGTTACTAAAACATAGTTAGCCTGTGTTATAGTATTTTTGCGCTATGACCTACCTCGAAACTGTGGCTTTCATTCGTGGGATTGCTGAAACTGTTAATGGAAACGGTGACTTTGTGCATGGGCGAAGGGTCGATGGTTCTGCTGCTTATGATGGGAACTTCCCAATGATACTACTTGAGCCGTTTATCACCTCAAAAGATTTGGTTAAAGGTTCGGCTGTGTCTAATATCTCACTAGGTTTCCTGTTTAAAGACGCTGCAGAAAATACGCCCGAACAAAGGGAAGTTATAATAGGCGAAGCAGACGCAATGTGTAGCGCATTCGAGGCGGAGTTATTAGAATCAAATGTTGATACTTCGGTAGTTCGGGAAAGCCCGTTCTACTTACTATTTGCTGGAACTGTTAGCGGCTATCTTCTTTCCTTCACAATCACTTCAAAGATTTCATCATGTTAAAAGAAATCATAAGCGGTTGGGGTAACTATATTTTCAAGAGCGCAAAGGTGGAGGCTGTGGCAATCGAGCGTGCTAAGATATGCGCTGTGTGTAGCCATGCCAAAAGGATGAATGTTTTGGAGTTCTTGCATGATGATGTAAAGCAAATTGAGGCAATAGCATGTGAATTATGTACGTGTCCATTATCTACAAAACTTCGCTCACCGAACGCTCAATGTGACTTAGGCAAATGGTAGATGAGGTATTGACAAAGTACGGGCAAATGATAGTAGCGCAACTGCAAAGCGATATTAAGAATAAGCCTTTGCCTAGAAACAATGGTAAGAGTTATGTTGCTAATGCTTCGGGCAAGTTGGCTAAGAGCATTAATTTCAAAGTTGAAAACGGAGTGCTTCGGGTTTATGCTGATAGTTATATTTACTTTATAATCTATGGTAGAAATAAAAACTCAAAACAAGAACCAAAATCACTAAAGAGTTGGGTTGGTTGGGCTGGCTCTACATTCCTAAAGGATTGGGTTGAGGCAAAAGGTTTATCAATTAGTCCGTTTGCAGTTGCCTATTCTATCGCAAGGAAAGGAACATCACTTTATCCACAAGGTTCAACCCTACTTTCCGACATCGTAAATGAAACACTAATAAACGGGATAAAGAATGATTTGTTTACTTCCTTTAGCGATAGCGCACTTGAATCATTTAGGACACTAAAACGAGCGGCATGATAGTTACAAAGAAGCCTTTTAAATGGGTAAGCGCGCATAGGGATATTGAGTTTGAACTAACACCCGCAACCTATACTTTGTTTTCTACTTCGGGAGCGAACGGAAACATAGATGGTGATACTACATTTTATTATCAAACTGACGGTATTTATACGCCTGTTATTGGTGATAGGTTTTTAATAACAAGCGGTATCTATGCGGGGTATCATACTATAACAGCCATATCAACGAGTAACATTTTTGGAACTATATTCCAAGAACTAACAACAGAAACGCAATTTATAGGCTTTCAAAATGCGGGCGATATTATTTTAGAAATAGAGCCAATTCAATTAGGTATTTACAAAGGTGGCGGTTCGCTTTGGTTCTTATACCCGTTTGAATATGTAGCCTCATTTAATGCGGAGGTAAACCTTGATGGCAAATATGTTTTCAATATATCGGGTTATGTCAACAAGATTTTCGATGTGGTGAACTCGAATGATAGCTACACTTACGGAGGGCTAACATTTAAGAATAACCTTTTTAACAATGTGGAGGTTTACGCAAACATAGGCTCGGCAAATGGAGTGTTCATATCGCAACACTTGGTGCTTAATTCAGCAATCGACATGTATCAACTCAATAGAGATTACGTTGATACCGGAAAGAACCTTAACTCACTTGATACTAACTTCTATTTCAGTTGCGGACTTACTGAAAACATTCAGATAGTGGGCGACTTCGTTAAAGTAGTAGGGCAGTATGAAGACGGTAT